CTTAAAGTCGTGGAAGTAGAACTGACACTCCATGCCACCTATGGCACCTTTAGCCTTAGCCCAAGCATTTAGTTCTTGAGCACTCTCATCTCCACGATCTAAGAGCCTAAGAACTGCTTCCTGAATTTGAATCATTTTTAAGGCTGGACTCTCTCCAGTTGCATAAAAATAATATAGCACTTGCTCACATTTAATATGTGGAAATGGACCTCTACGCATTTTAAACATACGATCATAAACAGCCATAGTACCGCCTTCTGGAAACTGTGTTTGTAAAGTTTCTAGGGTAGATGGGCCAGTTGGGAAAAAGGGAATATCTTCTAAGTCTGTCATCAACTCTATCTTTTCTCTAAGATACTGATTGATCCACAGCACTGGTGTATTTAATACTGATGTTGATTCTGTCATCTTGCAACTCCTGCGTTTGCTATCCAGCGATATCCTACCTCGTAGCCTTTGGACTTACCGCCCTTTTTACCAGCACGAAGATTCTTTTTGTATGACACTGGATTAGATAGATATTGTGCTACACCGCTTGCCCTTAAAAATGCTTGAGTAAAATATCTATTAAAAAATGATTCAAAGGTTTTTTCAAAACCACCCTCAACTTCATTTCCTCCAGGATTTAAAACCTCTACTGGCTGTCTTGTAAATATCTCTTCACCATCTATATCGAATGCTAGGGCTTGCGCTCTTACAGGACGAATAGTTACTGGAATTCCCTCTTCCATAATTTTTGCTTTATTATAAAATGGAACACGAGAGCCACGCTTTATAGACGTTGACTGTTTAAATGTTGACATAAAAGATAGGCCAACGTTGCTTACCGTATAATTAATATCAAACAACCTAGCACTAGGACTTCCTGTCTGATGCCATTCATAAACATGATGTAGCATCTGGGGATTTACTCTAGCGTTTGAGTCAATATATTCTTTCATTAATTCTACCGTCTCCAAACCAAGGGTGGTAAGAAATGCCTTCTTCCCGCCTTGTATTCCATTTACATATCCAACCGAATAGTCAATTATGTTCTTCATATCTTTGCGGAAGGCTTTATTATTAAATATAATTTTCATACATCTACCGCCTGATTTTCAGATCTACGAACTACTAACTTATAATATTCTGTATTTCCAAAAGGTCCAACAAATGGGTCTTGTGTTGCTATTTCAAATATTGTTGATTTTCCTGCACGTGGACCTGATGTCTCTAAATATATTTCATTGCAATTTTTATCACGTATATTGGTCACAATTACATTTGTAATAGAATTTCTGGCATCCAAACTAGACATGCGAATATCTGTCTTAGAACGACCAAGAAGTATTTTGTCTTGAGTTATATTTATATTTGGCTGAACTTCTTCTTTAAATGCTGTACCTGCTGCAGTAAAAGAACATGCAATTGTTCTATCTAAAATCCAAGTCTTTTTAACTTCTCCATAAATACCTTGCTCAACTATCGGATGATATACATCTGCTTGCATTGGAAATGCGAAGTCTGGAGTTTCGCATATCACCATTACAATACTCCAACAAACTCAATCGGCTTGCGATACTTGTCTAATATTTTATCTACTATTAAATTTCCTGTACCTTCAAATACGGCCTTATCGAATTGAATTCTAAACTGATCTGTATTGTATGCACCGATATATCTCTTATAATAATCTAGTTTGCCACAATCAATGTCATGAATTAGTAACTCTGTTGCTCTTTTAATATCTTGTGGAACTTTATGATATCCTACCTCAAAAGTAATTCTATAGTCCCATCCTTTGGGAAAACCTCGTGCAGAATAATCTAGTTCTGCTATATCAGTTGGAGACGCTGGCAACAAAATACGTGCAGACTCATCTCTATTAATTGCATCATTGTATTGCATTGTTATTGCTGAACCATCTTGTATTAACTCAAATATTGTTACAGAATTTTCTAAGTCTGAAGCGTCATAAAGCAATACGTTATTTTCATAAACCTTGATTACATCTTTTGCATCTACCCATACTGGGATATAGTCTACTCCAAGACCTGTTGTTTCAACTATTCTCTTTTTAAAATAAAACTCTACATCACATATAGAGTCAATAATTGCTCTCGCTAATTCTTCATGCTCTGCATATGCTGCTATTTCACTTGCTGTGTTTCCATGTTCATTTGGGTTGACATATGGACGAACTACGTCTACATATGTGTCTTCCCCGTCTACCGTGACTTTATACTGAGTGTCATATTTTGAAGAAATTGGTATAACAACCTTTTTAAAAGCATCTGAAGTTGCTACGCCAATTACTTCTGAAAAGTCCGCCATATCGACAACTGTGTAGTTATACACTACATTTGCTGAAGAAACATCAAGTGTAACACTTAAATCATATGGCGGAACTCTCAAAATTTGCATTTAGCGACCAAACTCCTTAGCAACTTCTTCTGGTGTTGCCAGTCTAATGTGGTTGCGTGTAAGCCATTTTTCAGACTGCTCTGGCGTAACAATGTTGTATCCTCGATATACCTTGCCAACTCCAGACCAACTTACATTCTTTGTAGAATGAATAGCAACTGTCTTATCTGACTTTTTAGGTGCAGCAGAAACAGTCTTCTTAGGTGTGCGTGGTGTTTCAGCAACACCAATTACACCATTAGCAACTGATCCTATGCCCTGAACTGTGTCAGAATTTGATCTGCTAAAATCTGATGTAGTAATTGCATCTGTAGATTCTTGAGCCTCAGAAACTGATGCCTCAAAATTATTTTCCATAGCCACCTCTTCAACCTTAGTTTCTGGCATAGGAGCCTCTACAACTGGTTCTTGGATAACTGGTGCCTCTACTTCTGGAACAACAATACTCTCTACTGGTGCTTCATTAACTTCATTATTAAAATTATTTTCTTCCATTATTTAACCTCCTATGTGAACTATTATAACAGAATACTAAAGATAAGAGGGGGAGGAGATCTAACCCCTACCCCCTCTCAAAGGTTGCTGATTACAGATTATGCATCTGCAGCAGCGTCTGCCCACGCAATTGCGTCTTCTTCTTCCCATTGAATACCGAAGCGAACGAACACAGTATATTCAATTGTGTCCTTCTTAGCAACATATTCACGGTTGACGACGATATCACGCTGGAAGCCCCAAACACGGTTCTGTGGGAATGTCAAATCGACATATCCTTCAGGGTAGTAAGGAACTTCTTGGACATCAATTCCGAGAACACGTGTTGTACGTGCTCCACCGAATGTTTGGCCTTGACCATCAAGGTATGCCTGTGTATTTGCAGCAGTATTACCATTCTTACCAAGTGCCTCAGCGATTGCATCAGACAATGTACCGTTATTCTTAACGATACCTGCGAATGCATCTGTACCTGCGTAGAACTTAAGATTGTTCTTAAGTGCACGGTACTTACGTGGCATAGCAAGGATGATTTCCTGCATCTTTTCTGGAGTCCATGCATTGTCAGCAACGGTAATTGCTGCTTCATGTGAATCTCCATTATCCTTATGCTTCTTGATGAAGCCAGGCATAATTGAAAGGAATGGTGCTGTTGTACCATCACCGTTGATAGCAAGATCCTCAATATCGTTAGCAAAAGCATTGGTCATCAAGCGAACGAGATGATCTTCCAATGCACCTCCCTCGACATTGTCTTCAAGTGCTTCAGCAGAAACTTCCCAATCAAGACGAATTTTCTTGGTTGTAAGTTCTACCTTTGAAAATGTAGCACCAGTGTTTGTGTAGTTACCAACTGCTTGAGCAGCAGCACGAATAACACGCTCACCAACGTTAATCTTCTCTAATTCCATACTGTTTGCTCTCATGGTCACACGACGACCATCTTGAGCAAGAATGGTTGCATCCCAAACATAATCGATAAAACGACGTGCCTGTTCAGGACGTAAAATTCCGCTTGCAGCATCACCCGAAGGATTTACGGCATTAGGACCAGTGGTTACTCCAAAGTTAGCGTTTGGGATGTTACCAAGTGTATCTGCACCTGGATCTGTTACACCACCAACACCACCTGAAGCAAAAGCGCCTTGACCTTGATAAAGACCTGGTGCTGTTCCGCCTAGTTCGCCAGTTTCTCCTGGCTGATTTTTCTTAATCTCTTCCGACATATTGTCACCTCCTAAGTGATTACTTAATTAAATAAGTCGGCTGTTTTGAGGAAACGTCCGCCCCATAGGGATTTTTCAACCATTTCTGGTTGCTCCTGTACGATCTCGCCTAGATCGCCAGACTTTCGGAAAGCGGTGTCTGCTTCTACTGCGTCTACTCGCTTACCAAACTTTTCAACTTGTTCAACCGTTGCAGCAATATCTTTGGCGACTGCATCAAGTGAACTCTTTACTGCTGCTGTATCAACCTTTGAAGACTTAAGCATTTCTACTTCTGCCTGCAAAGACTTTACAGTTTCAACTAAATCGCTAAAGGCTGATGTAATTGTGTTTCTGATTTCTGCAATTGATTCAACAATTGCTTCATCTGATTTAGATACTTCTGTAGTGACTTCTGCTGCTGATGCCTCAACTAATTCCTCAGTCTTGACAACTTCTTCTGTTGTGGTCTCTTCAGACTTTTCAACAGTCTCTTCAGCCACTGGAGTCTCTTCAGACTTTTCAGTAACCTCGGCAACAGGAGTTTCAACTACTGCATCTGCCTCTGGAGCGACTTCTTCTGACTTTGCAACTTCGACTTCTTCAGTCTTTGTTTTCTTTGCCATAGGATTATCCTCCTTGTTAATCTTAGCATCAATGCCTTTAGCACTATCTACTAAGAATTTGACTATATCCATTTTTTCGTTGTCTTCTTTTTCAACGAAACCTATATTCTTCATTTGATTTCCAGTAGTTGGGCTAACCGCTGTCTCTTCGTCTGATACCATAACCAAACCAGACTCTTCATCATAAAAAACATTTTCTAATGCAACATCTTGACCTTTGACAACATCTACTCCATCAACTTTCTCTACCTGCATAATATTTGCAAACTGATTTGCTGGGGAATCAACAAGAGATAATTCTACAAGGTCGTAATCCTTAATAATTCTAATTGTAGAATCTGACTTCTCGTCATAACCATCGTCCCACTTATTCATACGCCCACCGATAGAGAATCCTGTCAGTGTGCCGTCCAAAACCTTTTCCCATGTATCCTGTGCACCTTTTGAAACATATGCAGATACAAAAACTCCAGAATAAAACTTTTTAGATTCTGGATCAAAATATCTATCTTCTTTAAAATTAACCATTTTACCAACAGCGAGTGGCTGGTGCATTTCACGAATGTTTCCACGAAACTTTGAAAATGCCTTTATTGATGCCTCTGCTGTAACAATATCACCTTGCTTATCAATGTTATCAAGGGATGCAAAACCTGAGACGATGCGTCTTTCCTTGTCTACCTTCGCAAATGGAAGGGAAAGTCTTACTGAGTCGCCAATGGTGTCCCAATGGGCTTTTGATATAGTCATACTAGTATATATTATAGAGCCTTTTTTACACAAATGTTAATAAATTGTGTATAAGGTTGTGGATAACTAAGAGGTTGATCTTCCCTCTCCCTTTGGATTTCTTCCATTAATTGTGGCTTCTCCATCGGATTGGTTATTTAGCCTTTCTCCATCCCTAGCCCTCTCTGAATTATCTTCTGGCTTAGGGCTAAACGGCTCATCTCCTCCTTCCCTTTGAGGTAGTCCAAGAACAGATCTGGCCTCGTTTGGAAGCATAACCTGAGTCTTGACATATCTTTCTAATATTTGAGATTGAGCAATTTCGTCTGTAAGAGTTAATTCTTTAAACTTTAAAACAAGAACATCTGTTTTTTCTTTAACTATCTTGTTAATAATTTTTTCTAATTCTCTTTGTGCTGGCCTAGATACTTGTTCCTTAAATGTCCGATCTTGCGCTAAGGCTGCTGCAATAGATCCAGAATCTCCCCCACCTATTTTGGACAATGGAACCTGATGTGCAATTAATACATCGTCACGATTTTGCTTACGGTATTTTTCAAATGAGCCTTCTTGTACACCATTTTCAATTGGCTCCATCTTGAATTCAACTTTATTGCTATCACTATCTCCAGGCAGTGGTATGTATAGAGTTCTGTGCGACTGCCCCTTAAGTCCCGTCTGCAAAAATCTAAACATCTTATCTTCAGCATCAGCAGATAAACGAGCACCCTTTAGTGTCACAACATAACGAGGAACAGCCTTATTGCTAAAGTAGTCAATGTTATATTGTGACGCTAATTGGTCTCCATGGAGCGAGTTTATTGCCGACATGATATCTGGGACACCATAAAAAGTATTTAAAGGCGAATACTGTTTAAAGTGTATAATCTCATTAGGCCTTGGATCAGACGTAACTGGATTAGCATTCTTTGCCCCAAAATTTCTAAAATATACAACCTTACTTCCAATAATTTGAACATAGCCGTCACGCAATCTGCGGACACGCATTGTTGTTGCTGGAATATGTCCTACATAACCAATTTCTCCACGAGTTGTTCTGCCAATTTCAAGATAACCATTTCCTACAGCCTGAACATCCGTATAAACCTTCATCATTGTGGTTGTAAAAGAATCATCATCATTTAAAGACTCTAGCCATTCATGCATTTCTATTTTTGCACGTTCAATTCTATTTCTTGCTCTATCTACTTGACCCTTATCCTTATTTGACTCAAGTCTTAACATCGTACTTGGAGAAACTTCAAAGTCATACCCAAGGCCAACTATATTTTCAACCTTTGCATCAATTGCTGCGTGGTTAGCAAAAGATGTATCATAATAATTGGCAAGTTCATAAACATTCCACGGTGGAGTTATTACATCAAACAGCCCATAACCATTTCTGTATACAGTTCCAGGATTAATTTCTTTTGACTTAGAATCTCCTATTCCATGCTGCTCTGCCCTTGCGCTATCTAGATAACCTTGCGTTGGATCATTTGGCATTGCCTTTTCAACTAAACGGTTAGTCCTTCTTTTAAAATTATTATCTATGCCAGAGTATGATTTTAATTCTGTCCACGATTTATTAAATGGATCTGATGACTTGAATAAATCTTGTGAATCTGACAATGCATCTATTCTAGCGCCAACTATATATTCTTTTTCTTCTGACATTATTCCTCATCTCCATACTTAGCAATCGTATCTTTTGCTGCCTGTACGGCTCCAAGATCATTCAAATTAGGAATAAGCCCAGCCTTCATTCTATCTACCTGCTCACTGTACTCCTCATCAGTAACTCTTCCCATGCCTGCAAAAAAGTATGCTTCGCCATCTGGCTCTCCATAATATGCTGCTGCCTGCTTTAGTTCTGCGATTCTTGAAAGATCGCCCTTCATTGATGGAATGTTTAGTATATTTCCATTTCCATCAGTAAACCATTTACCATTAGATTTTTTCCATACATAAATACCCCAGTCATAATTTTTATCTATTAGGGTGACTTTAGTATCGCCTATTTGACCAGGCATTCTTGGCTTACCGTCTTTACCAAAAAGTGGCTGATTTTTGTTTTTCATAACCATTAGTATACCATATTATACCGCATCTGATATTTGTGATTGCCACAATACATCTTTAAAAACTGCATACTCGTAGTCCTTAAAACTAAAAACTCTAGAATCATCAACGATTATTTTATTGGTGCCAGTGTACGCCTTATATATATCTGCTGGATTTACTCCATAATAACTAACTGCCGATTGCACTAGTACACCCTGCCACACAAAATAATCATTCCAATACTCCCAGTCAAACACACCATCCACGGCAAACTTTACCCTAGCCCAAGGTCTCTTGGTTACTGTCTGAATAGCCTGCAAGTTTGTTGTTTGATAAAAGGACAAACTATTAAATATAATTGGTCCATTAACCATTATTGATCCAGCATAGGACTTAAAGTTTAATATGCTAGGAAATCCTATCCCTAGCATTACCCATTCATTAATATTAAGTGTTGGCTCTTTTACTATCTTTCCATTTAAATAAAATGCTATACCGCTATAAAGCGCTCCTGTATTTCCATCAATTGCATATACCTTTGCTCTTTTGCCCGTTGGATGATTTGCGACCATATACAGTTTTATTGTTTTTCCTTTTGCATTTATTTGCATAATTTGTGTAGGAGCATATGGGAAAAAATCCTCATTAAACCTAATCAAAGACTGCATAGCCATAACTTCATAGTTTTCATCTTTGTTGACATTAACTGGTATAGCAAGCCCTCTATTAATAAGTGGATCATAACTACCTCGCAATTCTAAACCAGAATTTCTAGTCAAATAAAGGTATGGGGATGAGCCTTTATATATAGCAAAAGGATTTTTAGATTTATAATTATAGTAGTACCCGTTGTTAACATACGGATATACATTAGTTCCAAATCTAGTACCTATATTATTTGCCGTATTATAGTTAAAGGCTTGAGAGGCTAATTGTAAATTTTTAATTTTTATTGGTTGATACTTAATTCCATCAACTAAGAATTCAAGATGGACAACAATGGCAATCTCATTAAAATCAATTCCTTTTGGAGGATATATAATCGTATTATCAACAACCTCATATTTAGTATTAATCCACTCGGTTCCTGGACTGACTACACCATTTTTAGGAATATCTTTAGTATTAACAAAAAATCCTTCTGAAGCATTAGCACCAGACTCAAGATATTCAAATGTAATATATGTTTTTACTATTGCGTCTGATGTATCATATGAATATGTCTTGATAGACTTTTCTTTAAGATCTTGATAATTTACATATCCAGTATACAAATAATTGTCTAAAGATTCATAAGTTCTTTGTACTGGATAAGAATAAGTTGAAGATAATTCACTATACGGCCAACCAGCACTAGTTATGGTTTCTGTTTCTTTAAATTTTACAGGTGCTGGATAGTTTACATTAAACTGAATAAAATCTAACCCAAACTTACTATCTCCATATTCGTCTGTAATGTATTGGCCAAAATATGATAAAGGTATGTAGTCTTTCCAAGATCCTTTTATGTCTATATCTAAATAAAAATTATTAAAATAGTTTTTAGGAACTATTGAAAAACTAGCAACATGCTTTTCTAACTCTATTGCTAAAAATGAATTAACATCTCCTCCGTTAGAAACAAAAGACCAAAAATCTTGGTCTGCGTCTCCGCCATCATAATTAACCCCAGAACCATAAAGATTAAAAATATTTTCATAGTCTTTTGGAACTCCTAGAATATTAAATAAGTCTGCAATATCTTTTACATTCTTTTCAGAACATAGAGCAATCTTATAAATATTTCCAGTAAATGTTTTTTCAAATTCTTTGGTGCCTCCAACATACATCTTTAATGATGAAGACCCATTAAAAAATGAAACTAAGTTTCCTCCATAATAATCTCTAAAAACATCTATTTCAAGACCAACTGCAAATATATCATTATCAGGAACAGAAAATACCTCATATATTGTCTGAATAGGTGTATCTCCATATTTCAAAATATATTTAATATCTGCACCAACAGACTCTATTGATAGATAGTTACCAGAATTATCTTCTATTCTAATAAGAACTTGATTTTCTACAGCCCCGATTTCTTTTTTAAACAAACCATAGAAGGCATGTGTTCTTTGATTTAACAAATTAAAATTATCAAAATAAAGATATGAATTAACATTGTCCCAAGTTGGAGAAGATGGTCTTAAATTTATAAACAAAGAAGTTTCGTTTTGAATTACCGCACAATCATTTAATAATTCTTTGCCATTATTAATAACGCTATTAGTGACTATTTCAGGAACTATAAATTCTGGAGTTTTTAGATAATTATCTTCAATTAATATATTATCTAAAAGACCCTGCGACCAAGATCCTAGATCTGGATAGTTATAGTTTTTAGTATAGTCAGCAAAAGAATAATCAAACAAAACAGTGCTTCCACCGTAAGATGCGTTTAGATTTTCTGGATATTGAACCCCTTGGCCATAAACAAATCTTCGCTTTGCAACTAACGAGGGAACCAAATATGTATATAAGGCTATGCAGTCTAGTTCAATCGGCTGTATATCTTCATAAGCATAAAATCCGATCCAATCCTGACTTTTATCAAATTCGTTTTCTGCATCTGGCAGTAAGATTGAAGAACTATCTATTGCCATTGATACAATTTCTTCACCATTTAATAAAACTGTAGACAGATTATTGGAATATCTCCAATGGATTAGCATTGGCCTTTCCCATTGACCAATATAATATGACTCATACTTTTCATTTATTTTTAGTATTAAAAACGGACCGTCTACATATAGACCATCGGTTGAAGCAATCGGACCAACTATTCTTTTTGACTGAGAAGAAGAATTGTTTGTTCTTAGCCAAAATTCTAAAGTAAATTCTTGATACCTACCTCCTTCAGACATCATTCCACCTGAAGGAACAATTAAGCATGGCTTATTATTATTACTATATAACTTAGTGACATTCTCTGATCCAAAAACCATAGGAATACCAAAATTTTTTGCAACCAATGAGTTGTTGTTTATAAAATAGTACCCGCTGTAATCTGATAAACCGTATGCTTTTGCTTCAATTACATCGCTACTACTTAGTGCTATGCTGCTTGGAAGACTTATTTTATTTACCCCCAAAGAACTGGATTGAAACTCTTCACACCACTGTCCAAAAGTTATGCCGTTGATATAAAAAATATAATCGGATAAATTTGACGATTGGCCTAAATAATTTATTTTAATAACTAATCTTATTGGTAATGTTGTGTCTTCTGGACTAAAGGTTTCTGATAAAAAGTACCATCGATTTGATAATGAAGCATCATAAGACTTTAAAACATCTATATATTGTTCTTGTGCATCATCATAATATCTATAACCTATCTCAATGCTCAACGCATATGGACTAGTAGTATAAAAATAAGAACCAATTGAAAAAGTTTTTAATGTATTGTTTAGTTCCTGTACTGTTATTATATTTTGACTAATAAGAGTTGTAGAGAATACATTTGCTCCAGTAGATAATGGTGTTATTTTATTAATAGCACTGTCTGGAAACGGGGCATCTAATAGTTCTTCAGTTATTAAAGAAGATCCATTATCAAGTGTCCAAGTAGAGGTATTTCTTTGTACTTCTGAAATTAAAGAAACATAGTCAGCCTTATCATCGAGTGCCCATAAAAACTGAGGGTGCTCTGAATATATTTTCTCTGCATATAAATTTGACGGGCTAGACATTATGAGTCTATTTTATCATACTAAGAGATTTTTATTTCGCAAGCATCTGTAGTACAGTACATTTCGCCCTGCGCTTCCAGATTTTCTGCTCCATCATAAATAGCAGACCAGTCAATTTTTTTAATCTGACCGATATAAGAATTATACTCTTCTTCGGTAATCTCAGTATATGGCTGTTGTGGATATACTTTATTTCCCATCGGCAAAAATGAGACTGCTTTTAATTGTCCCTCGTACATATGAAGTGCAGGCGCAATATGCTTTGTTTCAGTTTCTTTGTCAAACGAAAGCGTTACGGATACACCGTTATCTGACCAATATTTTTGAGCAGTTGCAGCAAGCGCAATCTTCTCAAATAATGTTACTTCTTTTTCAGATCTTGAATGGCCAGAATGCACTGGGAAATAAACGACAGTTGTATTCGCAGATACAAGATCAGCCTCCATCTTATATCCTGCAGCCTTGAACAAATGAATCATTGGGTCAGTATTCCCAAATCTAATTGCTCTTAAGAAATAATTACCACCAGGTGCCCAGTGAACTCCAGGCGTTGCGCCAGAAAGAATTGACACAGACCCTGATGGTTTAACAGTTGTGACTCTAATGGAATCACGAACACATAGCCATTCAGAATATTTATGATCATATCTACGAATAGTCTCATATCCTTCGTCCATCCATTCACGCACAACAGGCAAACCAAATTTGTCTGAGAATGAGGCAATGCCAGTAAGCGATGTTCCAATACGACGATTACGCTGCATAATTCCATTTGTCTGCTGCCAATGAGTTGGTATCAGCGTTACCGTCTTTCCGTATAAATATGCAAACTTTAATGTACGCAAGAAATCTTCTTTAGATTCATGACGATTTAGATGTACCTCAACCAAGGTGCATAGTTCATATGATTCCAAAGGTTGTTCAGCACAAGGGTTAAAGCCCATAACACGATAGTCTTTGCCATCAGCAGGATCCTTTAAGCGCCCGTAATTTCTTGCCACATCTAGCCATATAAAACCAGGCTCTCCATTATTAGCGATAAGATCTACATAGTCTTCGTACTTTGTACCTACCGTCGCAGAAACAGAGTTATTAGACATCCATGCCCAGCCTGGATTTTCTGGATCAAAAGAATTTCTTTCTGGAAAAACCTCAGAATTCTTAAGGTTCATAAAATCTTCATCTTGAGCATTACCTAAAGCCAAGGTAGCAGATCGTCTAACATTTCCTGATACCACACAGGTACCAATAAGGTTAACTATATCTACTATTGCACGAGAGTCAAGTGTTTCTCCTGCTCTACCGCCGATTACAGCCCTTATCTGCTTGTGGAGTTGTATAAGTGGTGCAGGACCGCTTGCCGTGCCTCCAAAGCCCTTGATAGGGGCACCTAAAGGCCTAATAAGGTCATAGTTAAACTCCTGAATATACATATTAGGCTTTAGAAATGAATTAATAAGTAATCTAACAGACTCTACCCATCCTTCACGAGTATCTGGTATTTCGTATACTTGTGGTGGCTCTGTAGGCTCATAAATAGGCAGATTTTTGTCTGCCCCCACAGTATCAAACCCTACACCTACACCCATCATAAGAGCATCCATAACCCAAGCAAATAATGTGCCTGGATCATTTCTATCTATGTCTTTTGTAGATACCATAGCGCAGTTTTGTAATGCTGCTGAGTTTTTCTTTTCCATTGTAAGTGCCGTTCCAAAAGACCATAGCCCTCGTCCTGGCGGAGTCCATTTTAATTCAAATAAACGCTGATAAGCCTCTTTTGCAGAAGACTGTGCTTTATAATCATTCCATGGTAGTCTGTTTTCTTTAGCATGATTCTTTTGGGCTGAATACATACCCTCGATTACTCGACGACAAACCTCATGCCATCTTTCCTTAGTTCCATCTTCCTTCATACGGGAGTAGGTACGAATAAATGTAATCTCTCCTAATGAATTACCCCCAGCATCGGCAAATCCAAATGGTGGTTCCTTTGTTTTATACTCATTTATAAAC